TTAACTCCCCACAACTTTCACCCAACGCAACGCAACGCGGATAATATAATACGCCGCAACACAAACAACATAAGCAGAAATAGTTGTAATGTAGCCACTGATCGGAAAAAGCCAATTAATCCAAACAGTAGCCCCATTAGAACCTACAACCCAAGTAAATGGAGAATCAGGTAAAAGTGATATTAAAGTTGTAGCAACAGCCCCAACCGATGACAAAACAGTATTAATTATCTGTATAAAGAAATTCATTTTAAGATGCACCCCCCAAGAGCCGCCGAGTATTAAACAATAAACCAGCATTAAATAATAATAACTCAAAAATACGAGCAGCCGCCGCGAGATCATTAAATTGTGCTAAATCTAAATGAGCAGGGATACCCATAATAGGCATTTCTAAAACTGGAGCAGTTACCGCCCCGGGAGAAAAACTTTGTATCATCCTCTGCAAATCCCAAGGAAGGGAAAAAGGAAACTTATGACTTAAATCCATAGCCGCATTAACCAAGGACGAAGTATCGATCTTATCATACGGAGTAGGCTTTGCTATATCAGTTGTCAAACCACCTGAACCAAGAGTAGCCGTCTTTGTCGCCGCCGCAATAGCCGCCGCCGTCTTTCCAGCTTGTGCCGCTTGATCTGATGTAAGACCACCAGCAATTGCATCACTAGCCGCCTTCGCCGCCGCTTGAGCCGCTTCAAAAGATAAACCCAAAGCAACAGCCGCTTTAAATGCTGAATCCCCTGCATCTTTAGCCGCTTGCCCTAATGCTTCAAGGCTTGGAGTACCTAAAATTGACCCTGGTATATCAGCAGTATTCGTATAAGCCGCAGTTGCCGCAGTAGCACCCGATAACGCCGCAGGATTTTTCGGTATAGAAATAGCCATATCGTTGGTTAACGGACTTGAGGGAACTTTAACAACATCACCCTGTGAACCGCCATAAGTAACGGTAAAGTCATGATTAAAACCATCAATGATACCAACATTAGTAAAAGTACCATCAGGAGAATTACAATCATAAATATCAACACCATTTCGAAACAAACGAACCATACTTCCTACTTGCGTAGTGGTAAAGGTATCACCAGCGGCGGAAAATCCCAAAGGGTCAGTTTGACCAAATACACCAGCAGTAGGACTTGATAACTGGATACATGAATAACCATCAACACCAGTAACAAAAAAATTCGTGAGAATAGGGATACCTTGTAAATTATGAGATGTAACAACAGTGGCAGCTACACTATTAGGATAAGTATTGATGAAACTTGGAACAGCATCCAAAGGTGTATCAATAACATTAATATCACCGGCAACAATATGATTATTAATATACGTTGAAACATCTGGACAACTAGACAATAAAAAATAACCATTCGTAGCACGAGCAACCGCCGCCTGAAATTCAGTGGTAAGAGTGGGTCCCATTTCATAATAAAGATTTTGCGCCGCTTGCCAAAGTGATCCACTATAGGTTGAACCAATTTCTTCGACATCCCCAACGGCACCCGATTCGACCAAAGCACCAGCGACGATTGAGATCTCAATAGCATCATCAATACCAAAAAAAGCTTGAGCGTCTTTATTTGTTGAATCTATATTAAAAATGACAATTCCGAAAACAAGGAAAATAGCCATAAACTTTTTAAACATTTTCCCCCCCCTAAAGCTTAAATGTATCTCAATAATTCACAGCAGCCGAGCTGATCCGCAACGCAAGGAAAATTATTTGAGATACACTTTAAAATAAAAGCCACATACGCCAGTAGGCAACGTATGCAGCTTAATTATTTAAAATAAAATCAATGTCTCTGGCTATACTCGTAATACTCTCGACTATCCTCATCAATACCATCACCAGCGACAATATTGAAAATTTTCTTCCCGTATTTGAAACCCATTACAGCAAGAAAGATACCAATTGCAAATGGTGCAACGGATTCGATAGTCGCAACGATACTATCACCAGCATAGGTAAAGGCGGCAACTACAACAGGATTAGCAACACCAGTCATATTAGCTAGCTACAATTTTGAAAATTTTCTTCCCATATTTGAAACCCATTACAGCAAGGAAAATACCAATTGCAAATGGTGCAACGGATTCGATAGTCGCAACGATATTATCACCAGCAGAGGTAAAGGCAGTAGTTACACCAGCATCAGCTGTACCAATCGCAAAAGCAGGAACACAAGCAGTAATTACAGATACACCAGTAACACCAGCAACAAGATACCCACGATTAACTTTTTCAATTGCACGTTTGATCTTTCGAATCAAAATAAATCATCCTCCTTAAATTTAACTAACTAATTGATGCACAGTATTTATAACAGTAACAATCCCCCAACAACACATACCTACAATAAATGCCACGGAGAAACCTAGCGAAATGTAAGAGCCTAAAATTGTTGTATCCATTAGCTCACCTTCATAGTTGCAAATATATCCCATGCTAACATGGCAATTAAAACACCTATGATCAGACCAACTGGAGCTTCAAACCCTTGATAAGTAATGGTTTGGACAACATTATTGTATAAGGCATCTCTAACGGTACCGGTAATCATTAGTCACACACTACAAGCAAATCTTTGCCGAAGTTATAAACAAAGCCAGAAAAACTTGAAATCGTGCCCTGCTCTGGAATAGCTCGACCATCGTCCGGCATACGGACGGAACAAATACAAGATTTTTTTCCTTCACGTTTTTGTAACAAATCAACAGTAACTTGCTTAGCGCCTTTGTACTCATTTTCAGTAGTAGATACTACCATCCCTTCAACATTAGCAAACATTTAAAATCAAATCCTTTCAAAATAAACTTTATATCTCTACTATGCATTATAAGCCACGGTTTATTGACCGTCAACTATTTATTAATCCCATTTTCGACAATTTTCATATTATAAGGTATAATTTACTCATTGAATATAAAATACAAATTAAGTATATTGTATATAGGGCTAATGGCTTAAATGAGAGGAGAAAAAAACTAATTAATAAAATTCGATATTTAAGAAAAGAATTAAAAATATCTCAAAACAAACTTGCTTGTAAAGCAAATATTGATTTGAGATATTTACAACGAATAGAAAAAGGAGAACAAATACCCACGGTCTATATTGCGTTATCAATTGCAAAAGCATTAAATACAACAGTCGAAATTCTATTTAATCATTTATCAATCTAAAAATTTACAGCGGACTTTAGTACAGGCAAATTTTTTTCACATTTCAATTTTACTTCTAGGAGAACATTGTCGAGATGTTCCCTTTTTTTTGTCTCTAATTCAGTATCCATCCATTCGCATATTTCATCTTCTGAATTAACTAAAATATTACTAACATGTTTAAAAAGTCCAGCATGATCTAGTTTATGTTCGTATGCAATTCTTTTAAGTAGTCCAACGATCTGACGATCAAATAAATGTAAGTCTAATTTTGTAATAAATTCACGGGGAGCCGCTTCAACATAATTAAAAGTTAATGATTGAATCATAGACCAAAAATATTTTGAATTATTGCGATCCTTAAAAACCATCCAATCAAAAACTAAATTTTTATAAATTCTGTTCAAACTGCCATATAAATCTTGAATAGTTTCCACACCGTACAATTTTAATTTTTTACGTTTTAATTCCCATTCGAAGCGCCACACCTTGGAGCCGCGCCAACCAAAAAATTTCCACTTATTAAAGATTGCCGAACCATCTATTTTAAGCCTTTTTAGCTGTTCAAGTTTATCATAGAGCCGAAAATAAATAGTTGAAGCACAACCCGATCCAAAAGTAAAACCAGTGTATTTAGTTCTACGTTCATATTCATTGACCTTGATACTTGTATTATCTGGCATACCCATAGAAATCCAGTCTAATGTATGGGACTTGGTTTTAAATTTATTTATATCACCTTTTGCAAAATCTCGTTCGTCAGTATCCAAAGTTATATCACAGCGCCCAGCTTTAGTATCTGAAAAACCACCGACACACGAACCAGCCATTTCTAATAATGCTTGTGGATTATCCCAATCCTTAAGCATACGCTCGGCCGACACTTCTATAAAAATCGGATAAGCAGAACCAACATGATCTGGATCAGCGAAGAACACGTTAAACCCTTCAAAACTAAGACCCACAGAATACTGCGTTTTTTTCTTACCTTCTAAAATTCTGCAACCTTGAAAAAATGGGGTTGAGCCTTGATCTTTTGCTTTTAAAAGGTCAATTCGAAGTTTTTTAAAACGATCTGAATCATTTGGAATAGCCGAAAAATGCAACGTATCCAAGTGCAGAAAGAACAAACTTTTCACCCCTTTTAGAATGTTTTCAAATAAATTGGTTTTGACAGGGCTTTAGCCCATGGGAGAGTAAGAACGAAGCCCTGTTTTTAAGGGAGGGCACGCCCCCCGTGTTACCCTAACGGGGGGTTAGAAACTTTTTTGTATGACCTCAATTCATGTAAGGCATTATCACGTAAATAATGATCAAGCGGATTAAGTAAAAATCCATTCATGTAAATATGATACCAAGTATAAAAATGTCTCTGCTGTTTGCTCATGTAAGAAAAATGAGAAAAACACTTAACCTCTTCTGACATCTTTTCAAGAATTTTATCAATAGTCATTATAAAAAAACCTCCTAATATAAATCACCTATTCTTAAATTTCCTATAAACTGGAATAATAAAATAAACAGCAAAAATAATAACTAGATAACCAAAATATAGCCTAAAATTCATACACAACACATTCCTCTTAAATTTTGATTATGATAAAACAAAATTTTGTGCCAGTCATTAACGGATAACTTCTAGATTTTAATAATAAATAGTCCTAAAGAAGATGCTAGATTTTTTTCCAAGATGGTCAGCCATGGCGGCAATTTCATTGAATGTATAATGAACCTTCGAATTGAGGAACGTGTTAACAAAGGGAAAAGACTTTTGGGCCGTCTGGACTAGGACGTTTGCACTAAGACCAAGCATAGCAATATTTCGCCCCAAACATTAAGAAATAATGAGTTGCGGAGCAAAAATTTATACGATTTTTACACGTTTGACAACAAATAAATCTATAATCAAACATAAGAACCCCCTCCTAGTATTTAATTTTGTTAAGTGTTGCCACAAGTTTAAGTATGGCCAAGAGAATCAACAAGCCAACAATAGTACAAGCCGAGTCATACCATAATTCATAAAGAGCGCTCAATATTCTTCCTCTGGGAAATCATCCTCATGGACATTGCCAGTATAAGCAAGTTGTTCATAGTTTTGTATCTCATTATGTTTAATACCGGTTGAAGCCTGGACAACTTTTTGAGATACATCTGTAACAGAATCTAGCATATTCCCAATGGTGCCGAGTTGCTGAACCATGAAGGAAACCTTATTTCCCAAAGCTTGGAGAGCTTCCAGCTCTTTTTTCTTTGCGGAAATTTGATTATCAATAGCGGCAAGTCGAGCCAACCGATCCGGAATAGTATTTGAATAAGCAAAAATTAAGTTCTCAAATTTATCATTAAAGCCAGATCCCTCAGCGCTTTCAACAATGGCCAAAGCTTCATTTGATAAGCGTACACTTTTCATATTAGGTCTAGCCATTAGAATTCACCTTCAATTCTAAAAATATTACTAGAATCTAATTCGGGATGATCCATCAAATAAATATAAGAATAAGAAAATGATTTAATAATACCAAAAGTTCTAACACCAAAAACCGTAATCTTTTTCCATGAATGTCTTTTAATATCTAATGTTTTTTTCATAATAAAGCATCTCCTTCTGTATCTCTTAATAACTCAACCTCTATATATATTATATCATTATGAGATACAGAAAACAATGCTTTTTAAAAATAATGTATCTCAATAATTCACAGCAGCCGAGCAGATCCGCAACGCCAGGGAAATTATTTGAGATACATTTATTTATTTGAACCATTAACAAATAAATTTTTAATTATTTGCGTGGAGCCTCCTACGGTATCCACGCAAAAATTAAAAATCCTTAGACTATTTACCCTTTACAAAAACCTCCCCTAAAGGTTGATCTAAATCTTTTAAATCTTCAATATCATCTATCGGTAATTTATTATTGTTAATACAGTCAGACCTTAAAGCCTTAATCAATGCCCCTTCTTCAGAATCTAAATCACTAACATCACCAAATTCAGTTTGCCTTTCACGAATTTTTACCATAAGAGAAGGGGAAAGCTTAAAGCCATCAAACATTTTATAACGATCATAATGAGCAGAAACCTTTTTAGAGTATAAAAAGAACTCAGAACCTATTTTTTCGTCAACTTGCATCCAGCGCTCAACCGCAACGAAAACAGGGAAAGGCAAAAGCGAAAAAGCACCAAAACGATTAGCTTTGCGGTGAATAACATCATATTCAATAAATTTTTGTACTTGGCGGTCCATCATGGCCCGAGACTGTGCAATCAAAATACAATCAAATCCTATTTTTGCGTGTTGACTAAAAAAGTCAATCCATTCAACAATTTCCTTCTTTTCACTTTTAGGATTCCAACGCCCGCCAGCTTCATCAAAAACCACTAAACC